AAATCCGACAGAGGTTGAAAATCCAACGATTGAGCTTTCACAAAATCAATTTTCTTATGATGGAACAGCAAAAATGCCTTTGGTGGTTGTAAAAAATGGAGATACAATTAAACTAACTTTAAGTTTAAAAAGATTATTGGTTTTAAAAACAAAAAACATTGATGTGTATGAAGATACTAACAGTATCATTACAAAAGGTCCAAAGGACATTTTTGATATGGTTAAATTGATTTATGCAGGATATTTATGTGCTGCTGATTTAAGCGAGGAAATAATGTCTTATGATGCATTTTTGGAAGTTATTCCAGATGATATAGGAGTTATTGCTTCCACGGCAGGAGATTTAATTAGTCCTAAAAAAAACTAGGTTTTAGAGGACCATTAAAAAAAGCTACTAGGGGGATGCCTTCAAAATTAAAAATACCAAACTTTAAAATTGAAGATATAGAGGACATGTACACTTATTATGTAATGATTTTAAAAATTAGTGAAGATGTGTTCTGGAATGCTGATTTTTCTTTTTTACAATCTATTGTAGCTAATAAAACGGCATACGATGGATTTATACAATATTCAAAGTATCTTCAAACAAAAGAATTAGGTAAGAAAAAGAGGTAAAGGACATGGTATTATCCATGTCTTTTTTATTTTGTAAAGAAAGGAGGTTGAACTGTGGCAAGTAGGAAAAATACAATAAAAACAAATATAGAAGCAAATAGTGAAAGTTTCTTAAAAGCAATGGATGATGTACAGAAATCTATTCGTACTACAAAAACAGAATTTAGCTATATAAATTCTATTATGAAAAGTACTGGGGATGTAACAGATGATTTAACAGAACATAAAAAGATACTTACGTCTGAAATTGATAACGTAAGTAATCAAATAGATATATTAAACCAAGGTTTAAAAGAATCCATTGATAGAAATGGCGAAGATAGTGAAGCAACAAGAATTATGCGTGAAGAAATAAATAAAGCTTCTACTCATTATCAAAATTTAAAAAATAAACTACAAGAAGTTAATGATAAATTAAAAGAACAAATTACACCACTTGGAAAAGTAGCTGAAAAATTTGAAGAAGTTTCTAATGTTGCCGATAAATTTGCTAGTAAAGTAAAGTGGGTTTCGGCTGGATCTGCGGGATTGTTAACTTTAGGAGCGAAAACTGCTATTGATTTAGAGGACGCTTTTGTAGGCGTTACGAAAACAGTAGATGGTACAGATGAACAACTAGAAAAAGTAAGACAAGATATCATGAAACTTTCAAAAGAAGTTCCAATATCAGCTCAAGAACTATTTGAGTTAGCAGAAACAGCAGGTCAATTGGGAATTAAAGTTGAAGATATATCTATATTTACAGAAACGATGGCGAAATTAGGAACTGCTACCAATATGAGTGCTAATGAAGCAGGGGAAGCCATTGCTACATTTGCGAATATTATGGGTACCCTTCCAGAAAATTATGAAAGAATTGGTTCTACTATTGTTAGATTAGGAAATAATTCTAGGGCTACAGAATCGGATATTACCAATATGGCTCTTCGCATGTCTGGTGCAGGTGCTACTTTAGGTATGTCAGAATCTTCTATTCTTGGTTTAGCTACTGCTTTATCTTCTGTTGGATTAGAAGCAGAGATGGGTGGTACTGCAATTTCAAGAGTTATGAACGATTTTAATAGGGCTGCTAATGGTATGGAAACCAAGTATGGTTCACTATCCCAATATGCTCAAATTTGTGGGATGAGTACTAAAGAATTTTCACAAATTGTTAAGACTGATGCAGGGGAAGCTGTTAAGCAATTTATTATTGGTTTAGGAGATACCAATAGAACTGGTAAAAATACCATTCAATTATTGGGAGAACTAGGAGTAAACGAAGTAAGGCTAACTGACACTATGTTACGTCTTTCTAATGCTGGAGGTTTAGTAACTGAATGCATGGAAATGGCAGATGAAGAATGGGAAACAAACAATGCGTTAAACGCAGAGGCAAGTAGAAAATATGCCGATACTGCTTCACAAATTCAATTAGCTAAAAATAAATTTACAGAATTAGCTGATAATTTTGGAAAATTGATGTTACCAACTATTAATGACTTGTTGGGAAAATTTGGAAAGTTAGTAGACTGGTTAAATGGATTAGATGATAGTACTAAAAATACTATTGTAAAAGTAGGAATGTTTACTGCTACATTATATCCATTAGCTAAAGGTGTTGGAAATGTTAGTAGTACAATTGGCAATGTAGTAAAGGTAATAGATAAATTAGGAAAATGTACTAAATTAATTTGTGGAGGCCAAAAGGCTTTTACTTTATTTGGTGGTGCTATTAAGGGTGTAGTAGGTGCATTTGGTCCATGGGGAATAGCAATAGCTGCTGTTATTGCTGCAGTTGTTTTATTATGGACTAAATGTGAATGGTTTAGAGATTTTGTAACTAATGCTTTTCAAGTGATTCAAAAGGTCGCTTCAAATGTATGGAATGCAATTGTTAGTATAACGAAACCAGTCTTTGATACTATTGTTTCTATTATAAAGGTGGCATGGGACGTTATTAAAAAAGTATTTGAAACTACAGTTAGCATAGTGCAGCCTATATGGGAAAAGATTAAAGCGATATTCCAGCCAGTAATGAAGTTTTTTAGTGATACATGGAATTATATAGTATCTACTTTGAAACCAGTAGTAGATTCTCTTTTTAATATGTTTAATGAGGCATGGTTATTAATTAAAACTATATGGGATATAGTAGTACCATATTTTGAAACATTATGGGAAGTTATTCAAACTATTTTCAGTGTAGTAGTTGAAGTATTGGGAGGATATTTTAGTACTGCATGGGAAGTAATACAAACTGTATGGGATTTAGTACAACCGTATTTTGAAACAATTTGGAATATAATTCAGACAATATTTAGTGTTGTTTCTTCTGTATTAGGAGGATTCTTTAGTGCTGCATGGAGTGCTATTAAAACCGTGTGGGATTTAGTACAACCATATTTTCAAGTGATATGGGCTGGTATTTCTGGAGTCTTTAGTGTAGTAAAAGCAGTTATTGGTGGGGCTTTTGAAGCAGCATGGGCAGTAATTAAGACCATATGGGATACAGTAACAGGATATTTTAAAGCTATTTTTGATACGATAGCAGGAATATTCTCTGTTATTAGAAATGTTCTAACTGGTAATTTTAGTGAAGCATGGGAAGGTATTAAAGGAATTGTAGGAACATGGGTAGCATGGTTTCAAGGTATATGGGACAATATTAAAAATGTATTTGGTAAAGTAAAAGATTTCTTTAAAAATATCTTTGTTGCTGCATGGGATGCTATTAAGAATGTATTTAGTAGTGTGGGAGACTTCTTCGGAGGTATTTGGGATACTATTAAAGAAAAATTTACTAATATTGCCCAAAAGGTTGGAGATGCTATGTCTGATACCTTTAAAGCAGCTATTAATGGATTATTAGGAATGGCAGAAAAAGTGTTAAATTTCCCTATAAATGCAATTAATAAGGCAATTGATATTCTTAATAAAGTACCTGGCGTAAACATTGGAAAACTTGATACCTTTGATTTACCAAGACTAGAATTAGGTGGAGTATTGGATAAAGGTGCTAGAACTGTTATCGCAGGTGAAAATGGTGCAGAAGCTATTGTTCCACTTGAAAATAATACAAAGTGGATTAATAGAGTAGCAGAGCAATTTAAAACTTCTATTATTGATACTATGGGTCTTAATAATAATTATATAGAGCAAGTTACTAATGTTTATGGAATAGAAGAGATTCTTTCAAGATGTGTTGAATTATTAGAGAGTATTCTATATAAACCAAGTGACTTTTATGTTGATGGACAAAGAATATCAGAAGCGACTGCTTCTTCGGATGATGTTGCTAGTGGAGAGTTACTAGAAAAAATAGAGAGGGGATGGGCTGTATGATAAAACAACTATGTTCAAATGGAAAATCAAGTTATGATGATTTTGGTATTTATATTAAGGAAAGAAACCCATCTCTTCCTTCTAAAAGAAAAAATAGTCAGACTGTTCCAGGAATGCATGGATCATACGATTTTTCTTCTTTATATGGAGAGGTAATTTATAATGACAGGACAGTAGAATATAAGTTTGATATTACTGGTTGGGATGTAAATGATTTAGATAATGAAAGAAGAAAAGTATTTGATTGGATTATTAATATAAATCAAACAGAAATATTAGATGAATATTCTCCAAATTATCATTGGTTTGGAAGTTATAGTGATGGAAGTTGGAAGGAAAATGCAGAACAAGGAACTTTAACAGTAAAATTTTTAGTTTATCCTTTTGCAATTGCTAACATTCCAACTGAAAAGAACTTCAATGTTACTGGAAATATTAATCAGTCAATTATTATTGAAAATAATAGTAGCCATAGAGTTATACCCAAAATTATCACAGATAATAATGTAACAGTTACTAAAGACGGAAAAAGTATTACTTTAACGCAAGGAGAATGGGAAGTAGACAATTTCTATTTGGAGAAGGGTGAAAATACTTTAATACTTAATGGAAATGCTAATGTATGTTTCAAATATACGGAGGAGGTATTTTAATGTATGATGTATATGTTATAAATAATGGAATCCAAAGTTTGATTCATACTGATAATGTAATTAGTAAGGATAAAGGTCTAAAGATAACTAATGCGAAAATAGTGGAAGGGATTAATTCAATTAATTCCTTTTCTTTTACTATTTTTCCAAGTAATCCTAGATTTAATGAATTATTCTCCTATACTACTGAAATCATGGTAAAAAATACAAGGCTCAATAAAATAGTTTTTTATGGAAGAATTATTAAACCAAAGGTAGCAATGGAGAGTAACGGAAAGTATTCTAAAACAATTGAATGTGAAGATAGAATGGGTTATCTTCGTGATTCTTTAATGGATTATTTGCCAGAGCAATATTGGAATATAAAAAATACTACTTATAATACAGACGGAAGTATTAATAGACGTGGTGTATTAGAGTATGTTTTAGATATTCACAATAAAAAACAACCTATAAATAAAAGAATTTATATGGGAGAAGTTACAATGCAAGATTCTAGTGATGAGTTATACTTTGGAATGCAACAACAAAAAAATGCCTTTGATACTTTAAAAGAAAAATTAATAGAGCATTTAGGAGGAGAATTATATTTAAGAGAGGATTCCGATGGAAAACTTTATTTAGACTATAAACCAGAAATGGGAGAAATTAAGACTACTAAAATAGCACTTAAAAGAAACCTTCAAAAGTTATCCAAAGAATCCGATCCTACTGCATTCATAACTAGGTTATATCCATTAGGAAGTAAAATTAAAAAACAAGTAGTAGAAAATGACGGAAATGTTACAGAAGTAGAAACAGATGAAAGAATTACTTGTGCAGAAGCTAACGGTGGCATTCCATATATAGATGATGAGGAAGGAATCGCAATGTATGGTATTATCGAAGGCTATAAAATATATGACCATGTGGTTTATCCTTCTACACTACTAAATCATGGCAGAGTCTTTTTAGCTACAAATAATAAAGTAAAACAGAAACATGTAATTACTGCTTTAGATTTATCTACCATTGGATTAGATATTGATTCGTTTGAAGTAGGAAATTATCATCCTATTATAAATGATTTATTAGGTATCAATGATACTTTAAGAATTATAAAGAAAACAACTAATCTTAATTCTCCAGAAACGTCTCAATTAGAAGTCGGAGATAAATATGCAACTCTGACAGAATTACAGTTAAAACGAGAGACTGCTATGAAGAATCAATTTAATGAGCGTATTGAAACAGTAGAAAATAATGTTTCTTATAATGTCTTAAAAACAAGTGAATATTTAACTTCATTAATAAATCAGTTTGCTGATAGAATTGAACAAATGATAGGTAAAACAACCGTTACTATTAAAGATTTTGAAACATACAAAACAGAAGTAAGTACTAAATTTACCCAATCGAAAGACTC